CCACGCTTTCGGTGTGGCGCAGTGCGCGCTCGCGCTTGGCCAGGTCCGCCTCGCGGGTCGCGAGGTCTTTGGGATCTCCACCCATGGAGGTCTCCTCTTCTTGGGGTTGGCAAAAGCCGGGGCCGGATTCCGGTTCGGAATCGTCCCCGGCCTCTTCGAGCCAGCGCACCTGCCATTCGGGAATGACCTTGTCCGCCGTTTCGAGTGAGAATTGATCGATGAAGAAATCACGCATCCGGCGGAAAATGCTGGAGGCGGCATCCGCCACCTGCGGCAGGGTGAATGCGATCTCGACCAGATCGTCATCACCACTCTCGGCGAACTGTACCGGGGCCAGACCGCTGACAGCGGGAGCGGCACCACCCAGAAAACCGATATGGCGGGGGTAGTAGCTGCCGGGCACCGGGTTGTTGGACGCATCCGGCGGGAAGAATTTCATCGACACCTTGCGGTAGCGGCCCTCTTCCACAGCCGAGACGAATTCGGGGGCCAGATCCTTCAGCTCGGCCACCAGCGTGCCGCTGTTGTTGACTTCAAAGCCCTGCGCCCAGCCAAAGGCGGGGTCGTCATGTTTGGGGTGACCAACGACAACGGGGGCCGGCGCGGCGTCGGGATTGTACCCGGATGCCATAGCCGCCACGTCGGCCTCAGTGAACGCATATTCCTGGCCGTTCATCGCCCGGAAGGTGCCCGGCCGGAACACCTCCACCTTGCGTGTCGTTGCTACATTGGTCGGCCTCTTGGGGTCTGAGGGCATGGATTATTTGCTCCATCGCGTAAATGATGGAGGCAAACTAACCGGCTGGATTTAGGGGAAATACCTGAACTGAGTTCAGGGGAGGCGCGCTGGTCGCGCTGCCCTGATCATGGCGAAGATCGGGGCGTTCGCAAGCGATTTGTGAAACCGGGGGCGAGGGGAAGGCATCAAGATCGCAGGAGAGCGAATTTAACGGTGGGTTTAACGCGGGTTAGGGAATTTCCGGGGTGAAGATAGCCAAGAGGCCGCTGATGTTCTTCCTGAGGCGTTTTTTTCTGCAACTTGCTGGACAGAAGATCATCCGGCCACAGAGTTGCCGTTCGCTGAAAGTGCTAGATCAGTGCTGCGACTGCGGGACAACTGAAGGGAGGGCGCGTTCCGGTAGTTTGCAGCAGGTGCGAGAAGACCTTCCACAGTTGAGAAAAGCAGACCATCCAAAGTTCACAAAGCTCAATTTCTATTTGCTCCTCACAAAGGCTAGGCCCAGCGCTAAAGCCAGTATTCCCTGTTGACAGCAACGGAATTTAGGGCCGGAAGAGGCGCTTTTTTCGTTTGGCACGTCGCATCTGTCCTTTTGAGCTATCTTTTCCCCACTTCTGCTTGAACCACTCAATTTCAGATTGGTAATAGCCTCGTATTTCCGCAACCGCGTTTTTCTCGGAATCGCTTTGTGAGGTGTATTCGTTCCAGTAATTTAGCGCACTATCGAGTCGCCCTTGGATGTAGGACGGAACGTCGTCTTGGAATACGTGTAGGTTCTGAGGGTAGACACCTGTCATAACATACGGTCGGCGCATTTGTGATTGGTCATAGGTTTTGTTCTGCGCGTGCCAAAGGGACTCTGCCAATGGCATGCCCTCGTCATGTTCGACAAAGAACTCGGCGACTTTTGCTGCTTCAGCGCCAGTAACGGGAAACAGTGTGCCGATGTAGGCACGAGCACCGGCGAACATGAAACGACCTGAGAGCTGATGCCACGACGCGCAAGCATTGTTGAAGATCACTGGCGAGCCGTGGTCAGCGAGCTCCCTCGGCATTGCGATGTAGTTGTGATCGGCCATCTTCAACGCCGCCGAGCCGAGAACGCGGGATATTCGCTCTCGTTTAACTGGCTCGAGTTCCTTCGCCTGTTTCAGCTCCACGAAGTCTGTTATGGCCGAGCCGACTTCTATCTTCTCCGACTTCTTTGGATCGCTCCAACTGACCCCATCAAGCTTATGGAATCGCTGGAACTGCATAACGTTTAGCATCTCGGGGTCATCTGTTTGAGCGACCCCAATCGCGGTGTCCACGACTAGGCGGCGGGTCCGGCCAGAGGCGTCATTAAACTCATACGTGAACCGATAACCATCGGCATCGCCGCAGTGCGTGGCGAAAAGTAAGAAATCATAAGGAAAGAGTTCCACCGTATTTGTAATGTCTCTGACGTTGGCAGTCTTCCAAGGATAGCCACGAACAAACAACCTGCGTTTGGCCAGCGATCGTGCAACCGCCTCGACCTCCGGAGCCTTTGTTCGGCCAGGGTCCACTAGCACAGCGCAACGGACACCTGTTGTATCCGCTTTTCCAGCAGCAAGGCCGTTTAGAACGGAAACGCCCAGATCCGGATAAACCTCGAGATGTGTAGAAGGCACCTCGGGAAAGCCGAAGCCGTATGGAATGTGGCTGGTGAAGAACGTGATGCCTCCACCTTCAGGCGGTACGACACCGGGGCATAGCTCACGGACACGCTTGGCCAATTGAACTAGACTGTCGGTGGCGCTCTGGCCATGGAGGTCATACAGACTATACAGCTCTTCGGTGAGGTCTTCAGCAGCGTCCCTGCCTACCTCCGGAATTATGAGAAGATCGGCATCAAGAGCGAATGCATAATTTGCGGCAATGACCTCACTAAGCGGTTCTCCGGCCTCGCAAACGACCAAGTGCTCTCTGCCCTTTAGTTCAGCGTTTCTTGTCTCTGCACCATCACTGAACTCAAGAAGCTGATTGCCCCGCAACGCCGTGAGGAGACCAACACCTATGTTGCTTCTTCCCCATTTTAGGAGAGACGGGGGCGGCCTTTCCCGAAGAACCCCATCCAAGTCGTGAGCGGTGATCGTCAGAATGCTCTTGGACGGCAGGAGATTAGCCATTGCGTCATGTTGCTCGGCGGTCAGGTCAGCAAGAGCGATCCTGGTAACACCTGCTTTGGCGATCACATTGTTCCTTCGGACGGCCTCGCTACGGCCATCCGGTCTCGTCATTCGCGGACCGTCGAGAATTGGCAGGTAGTAACCCGGACGGCTGAAAACGCAAGAGAGGCGTGCCGCCAATTCGGCGTCATCAGATAGAATGGCCAGCTTTCGGATTGGAGGGCATTTCATTGTTCGATTGATGCCACGCAGTTGACTCGTAGGCTACCCGTCAGTTTGGCAGGAACCCTCCCTCGCACGGTCGGCCCGCATAGGCCTTCGACTTACGCAGATGCTGCGCGGTGCATAGATGACTGCATTTCGGAAACATCGGTGCGGTGAGGATCACGACAATGAATGTCGGCTGTGGGCCGACTGTCATGCTGCGCAAGCGAAGGTCCGCGCCTTGGTCGAGGTCGGCAAAGGGCTCGCTACTACCTATGCAATGCTGCGGCCCACGTGCGGTTTCCTAGGTTTTACTGACCATATGCGGTGATGACCGCCTCCAATGCCTCGGCATGCAGATAAAGCTCTTCAATGGATGCGATTTTGTGCTTCTGTTCGTTCTTATCCGCGTCGAAAATGACTACCGATTTGTTGGTTGGGGAGTTGAAGTACAGGCGACAGATCGGGCGGCGATTGTTGTCGTCCATGAGGATTGCGCAGTAGCTCTTGGCATCTCGTATACCAATCCGGTTCACGTCTACCACTTTCGCTCCTATGGCACGGATAATGCGATGGGCTTCGATCTCCTCCTCTGTGGTCATGACGCCGTTGCCACTGTCCACTGTGTCACTTTCATCCAACGGCTTTTTGGACTCTGGACTACCACTGTTCCGGAATGTGATGGAGAGTTTGTCTTGAATGCGATCACGTATCAATTCGTCCAGCGCGGCCTGGATTGCTGGCTTCAATTGTTCGGCAACGTTTTTGGTTATTGAGCCATCGTAAATTTGTCGACCGACAAGTCGGACAAATTCGTCGTCTGGGTTCTCAAGCTGCGCTTTCAGATAGTTTGATGCCGCCCTCGTGTGTTTCAGTGCAGAGGCGGCCTCGAGAATCTGATCAATGGCGAATTTCTCCTTGCGGAAACGGGACAACTCCTCGATCTGGTCGGAATCGTGGGACTGGAAATCGAACTTGAAGAACGGTTTTTTGTCCATCTTGTTCGGGGCGTCTGTGTCAGAGAAGAACCAAGCTTCCCGCCCATTAGTCAGGATGGCCAAGCGCGCCTCGGTGACTGAGAAGTAGCGAAAGAGTTGGTTGAACTGGGCGTCGCCGAGTTTCGATGTGATGGGCTTCGCCTCCACCAACATGGCGATTTTTCCATCAATCTTGACTGCGAAATCAACCTTTTCACCTTTTTTAGTTCCGACGTCAGCCACATATTCTGGGACGACCTCGTTCAGGTTAAAAACGTCAAAGCCCCAAGCATGCAGCAAGGGCAAAATGACTGAGGTTTTCGTTGCTTCTTCGGTCACTGCCTGCCGTTCTGCCACTCTGGACCGTTCCGCAAGCTCCTCCACGAGTTGAAAAAATTCGCTCATAATACCCTCTCGAATGAACCACTCCACGTTCCTACGATCCAAGGTTGTGCGTCAAGGAGGTTATTCTACGCGAACTAGCTACTGGGAGGCGTGCAGGTTTGTGCCAGTTCTCGACATGCTGCGCAGGCGAAGGCCGACACCGTGGCTAGTGTCCGGAAAGGGCTCAACGCGACCCTCATTCATTCGAGAAATACCCGACGGCCTCCTCTTCAATCAGCTCCATGTCGGCATCGGAAAATCCGAGATAGGGCCGGGCCGGGATAACCGCCTTCAGCCCGCGTCCGGCCTCGCCGCCGAACTGGTGGATGGCCGCGTAGTCCTCGACCTCCCTGCCAGTGCCGATCTTCAGGCTGCCGCCGCTGACTCGATAATTGATCGACCCCGCCAAATGGCCCCGCATGCGCAGGATGGTCATCGGCGCATTGCCGTATTTTTTCTGGCGGCGGCGCCTCTGCGATTCCGAGAGCGGCGCCCAAGGCGTACCATCGGGGCCGCGCTCATTCTTGAAGCGCTGATTGATGACGCCGCCAGCACCGGCGAATTCTTCACCGATGGATTTCAGGAAGGGTTCGAGATTTTCCAGCTTGGACAGGCGCTCACGCAGATCCGCGCGCAGCGCCTTGTCGTTGAAGCTGAATTCCAGGCGTGTGCCGGTCATGGCCTTCCCTTCAGTTGTCTCTGCGACCGACGTGCGCGCGCAGCTCGGCCGGTGTAACGATATCCCCGTTTTGGGTGAGCCAGGACAAAGCCCCGTTCTCCCACTGAAAAGTGTCGAGGTTATCCAAGACGGTTCCGGACGGGTCATCGAGGAAGTCTGGTATCAGCTCCGGATGGACACTCAGCACCGACACCACCATTCCAGCCAGCTCACAGGCACCGACACCGGCACAGGTCGCGGTGGCGCTGCTGTAATCGGCAATCGTTTTGAAAACCTCTTCAGGCTTGGCTGTCATGGCTTCACCCAACGGCCGCACGAACGATGCAGTCTTTGGCCTCCAGCAGCTTACGCAGGCCAGCGCTCTTCTCAGGACCATCGTAGGTGTCGGTGTCAATCTGGCGGGCCAGATCGCAAAACGGCTTGCTCACCGCCTGCAAATACTCGGGCAGATGCTCGTACTCAAAGTACTTCATGATTGGGTTTGGCGACTGCATGACCGTTCTCCTCTGGTTGAATTTTGGCCCGGTCGGGCCTATAATGTGGGGGCGCAGCGATGGAACCCGTTGGGTGGGTATCAGACCCTATTGCTGGCTGGCGGCAGATCCCAACCTCTGCCGCCTTAGTCTTCCCTCCTGAATATCAAGGCACCCCGGCGGTGGCGCTCGAGGTATTTCACGTCCGGCTTGTTGCGGCGGCCTTTGGTTGGCGAAAATGACGTCGCCCCGAACCACGCGCCAGACATCCAGTTGAAAGCGGAATAGGTCGAGATCTCCGGATCCCAGCGCAAATACCGGCGCACCAGGCGCCGGGTGCCGTCCGGCATGTCCACCCAGTCCACCCAGATCTCATCCGGATCAAAGATGGCTTCGGCCAGACGCTCGGCGTCGACAGCACGCCCGAACTTCAGAACTTTCCATGCCCCGTCCGCGTTCCGGAACAGCTGGTCGGAAATCACGATGGCCTGACCGGCTCTGTCCCGATGCAATACACCGCGCCCGATATCGGCCCCAAAGCGCTGCAGGAAGCGCTGAACATAGAACTCAGGCTCCCGACCTTCAGGCAGCACGGGCGAAGCAAAGGGCCGTCCGAGATCCGCGAGCGGTGGTGAGACCGGTAAAGGTAAATCCGGCTGGGTCGGGTTTAGCGGTTTCTGCAGCTCGCGCGGCACGATCCCGCGCTCCCAGGTGTCGCCCGGTTGATACCCCCAACCGAAGTCGATCCCTTCAGGCACCTCGATCCGCTCGCCCGTGGTCGGATCCTGAACCTTGCGCATCTTGAGCGCCGGAGCGGTGTCCGGGCCGTCCTTGCCCAAAAGCTTCAGCCCGGCCACGCTGATCGCCTGAACGCCGCAGGAGCATTTCCAGCCGTTGGGCGGGTAGATCATGCTCCAGATTGGATCATCGTGGCGGAACACCTTGCCGTCCCACGCCAGATGCACTTCGCGTGGCTGTTTTGGCTCTCGGGTTTCAGCATGCACATACCGCCAATATGGGCGCAGCTTGACCACATCCGGATCCCGCATCTGCTTCAGGCGACCGGCCTGATGCGCGGCGCGCAGATTGGTGTCGTAGATCACCCGCGTGCGCCAGTTGCGCCCGCCGTTGTAATCCCAGCCGTGGCGCGTGACGATCTCATCGAACTGCTTTCGGAACCCCTCCAGCCCACCGCCGCCATTCATTGCCTTGTCCAGCGCACCGCGCAGATCCTCAACCAGTGAAACGGAATCGGCGCCAGCCACAACAAAGGCCCGGTCGTGCGCCTGGTGCAGCGTGTCGGTCCAAACCCGGCTGGGCAAACTGACTTTTTGACGGTGAAACTCCTGCGCCTCATTGAAGGTGACGGTGCCGACCTTCGGCTCGGCCAGTGCCGGGCCGTCTTCATCCAACACTTCACCGCGGCCGATCAACTCGGCCAGCGCCAGCGCATCGCCCAGAGCTTCCGCATAGGGGATTTCATCCACCAGCCGCGTCTGCCAGTCCAGTAACGCCTGCCGGACCTCGTCCGCATCGTCTGGCAGGCCAGTCGCCGCCTTCAGCTCGCGGATCCATGTCTCGTGCGTCGGGCGGATCGCCGCCTCGGTCGCGGCGATCAGATCCTCGATCCGCACCGTGCCGTCCTCAGCAAATGCTATGTCAGGAGTTTTTTTTTGAGCGTCCGAGTTGGCCGCAGGCGTTACGTCCTGCATTTCGCAATCAAAGACATCGTCCATGTGCGCGCCGATATCCGTCGGCTCGTATCCGGCCTCACGCGCCGCCTTCAGGGCATCCATGTCCTTGATGCGCCGCTCAGCCCGTTTGCGCTTCAGCTCCTCCTGAGCCATCTCGTTGGCTGGGCGCGGCCGCCAGATCTTCGGCAGGGCAGCATTGGGATAGTTGAAAGCGCAGAGCCAGCGAACGAAGGTGCCGTTGAGCGTGCCGGACAACAGATCGCTGTCGCTGTCGACCAGAGCATCGAGAATGTCCGCATGGGTCTCGGATGCTGCCCGTGCACCGTTGTCGCCCATTTCGGTGGTGAGCGTCTCGCCCAGAACCGCCTTCGACATTTCAGTGTTCCAGAACTTGCCCCAGACGGAATAATCCACGGTGCCTGACCGCTTGGCCTCAAAACTGTCCAGTTCGGTGCCAATCGGAACGGTGATGGCCGAGCTGCGGTTCATCATCTGCAAGACGTTCATCAGCTCGCGCTGATGCTGCGACCCCCGGCCTTCGACATATTTGCCCACTGGGATCGGTGCGGAAAAGCGCTCCAGAAAATGCATCCAGTAACCCACACCGTTGCGCTTGAACAGCACCGGCCAGAACAGACGGGTGCCCATGCCAAGGCCGTAGGGGTTGTTCCCCTTCACGCCAAAGCGGTGGACGAAAAATTTGCGCTGAGGCAGTTTTTCTCCCAGCGCTGGCGACGACCAGGTCAACAGGCGTGGCTGCCATTTCTTGTCGAAGACAAAGCGCCGCTGCTCCAGCGCGGTCACGTATTCAGGGCGGATGTGACGGCCGTCACGCGTATAGACGTTCTCGGCGATAGCAAAGCCCTTGTTCGTGGCGTCCAGCAGATCCATGCAGATCTGATCAAAGGGCAGATTGCTCAGCACATCCCGGATGAAATCGGCCGCAGCCACGTCATCCTTGCCCTCGCCACCTGGTTCAATAATCCATTCACGCCCGATGAGCTTGTGCTTGCGCTTCTGCAGAACGGACCAGGCATGGGTGTCCCGCTCGATGGCGTCATAAATCTTCAGACCTTCGCCGCCGCCGCGCTCGATCAGCGTGTCATCCAGCGGATGCAGCACATCCGAGTAATTGGCGATGGTGATATCATTGGCGACTGTCGCAACGGCGCTGCCGGCGTTGAGGTGCTGACCCCTGTTCTTCTTCGACTTCTTTTTTGCCATCGTCAGTATCCCGCCATTGGGTGATTGCTTGCGGCCGCGACCGCGATCTGAGTGCTGCCGGATGCGGCACCACCGAATTTCAGGGCGTTGGAGTAGAGCATTTCCAGACAGTCAGGCCCGTCATCATGGGCGGCGGTGGGCCATTGCTGCAGCTGGTCGATCAGGGTGCGTTGCGAATTGTGCAGCCGGATCAGACCGGCAGCCATGGGCGGCTGCAGGCGCTCAATGCGCAGTTCCTTATCGGCAAAAGGCTGAATCGGATAGCAGGGCATGGCCAACCCGGACTTGGCCGCGCGCTTCATGGCTTCGGTTCGGAAAAACTCCTGAAACTGGACGCTTTCAACGAACCACAAAGTGCATTCATATTCGCGCTGCATGGCAAGCGCGTCCTCAATGATCACGTCCGGCAGGCGCTTGCGGATCGACGCCTCGACCACGTCCAGCACACCGGTCTCGGGTGAATAGCCACCGACCAGAATGGCGCTGGGGTCGCGGCCTTTCTTTTTCTTGCCGAGCGAGGGGTCGATAGCCCCGAAATACAGCCAGTCGTGGCGGGTCATGACCCAGTAGGTCAGATCCCGGAATGCGTTGTCCCCATTGATCGGGTTGTTCTGGTATTCCGATTCAAAGCTGTCGTGATCGCCTGCGCGTTCCTGCATCAGAAACAGAAGGCTGTGCATCTCAGGCCAGTTGACGATGGCCCCTTTGTCCATCTCAGCTTTGTGCTTCAGATAGAACGCGTCCGCCGCCGGTTCGTCGTTGAGGTACAGCTCCTCCCACTCGTCCCACAAATCCATACGGTCGGGCCATTTCAGCAGTGCCTGGTACCGGGATACTTGCCAGCCCGGTTTTTTGGAGAACCGGATAATAACGGCGTCGAACAGCAACACGGTACCCGCATAAAGCACGTCCATGGAGCCGTCAGTCGGGCCCAGCTTCAAGACGGCTTTCGAGACCCACTTTTCCAGCTTGTCCCGCTGTTTGGGGCTTTCGACGTTCTCATCGTTTTCGATGTCGTCCAGGACAACCAGATCGGGGCGGTAGGGGCCATGGCGACGACCCCGGATCTTCTTGCCGGTGCCGAAGCCCTCAACCTTGATGTTGTTGCGGGTGACGATCACGCCCTCGCGCCACGTGCGACCAGCGCCTGTTACCTCCGGGAAGTCGTAGGAAATGCGCGGGTTGATCTCCAGCTCAGCCTTGATCGCCTCAATCATCACGGCCGCTTGCTCAAAGGCATCCATGATCAGGCAGATATAGTGCTTCTGACCGGTCAGAATGCACCACAGGGGAAAGCCCTGGCTGATATGGGTGGATTTGGCCGAGCCGCGTGGTGCGATGACCAGACGCTTCTGGCCTTCCTCTTCCTTCACCATGGCGGGCAAATCGCGGTAAAGCTCCTGATGCAGTAACGATGGCGGCTTGCCCAGATAGTGCGCCATGTAGGTTTCCATGAAGAACCGATAGCCGGTCTCCGGATCCCGCACGCGCTCCAGCCGTTCGGCCTTGGCGGCCTCATCGACCACAAAGGCCTCAACCTCCAGCTCGATCTTGGCCCGGAAGCTCTGTGCCAGATCGGCGATACCGTCCAGGAACTCGCGCTGCTTCATCAGTTATACGCCTTGGAGATCTCGACACCAAAGGGTTCAAGCACCTCCTGAAACGCCGCACTGTGTTGCGGGAACTCGTTCATGATGAATTCGGCGAACCGTTTCAGCACGTCAGTGGCGATGCCAAGCTCGTTCAGTTTCGGGGCTGCGCGCCCGGCAGCCAGAATCATCTTGTTGAAGCTGTCCGACAGCGAGGCCATCAGCTTGACCTTGTCGGCAGGCTGGATGTCGCTGGCTTCCTTGACCTGCTCCATTGTGACCTGAAACATCACCGTGAAATCTTCGATGACCGCCGAAGTCATCGCTTCCTGACCCTCGCCCTTCATCGTGGCGGCGGCGCGCGCGATATCCCAGTCGTCGCCGGACT